TGGTAGTAATTTTGGTTGTATTCATTTTAAAAGATTATAAATATTAAACGTAAAGGTATGGAGAAAACAATAACAAATGAGTGTCATTTTTGTAAACATAAAAGAGAAGTGCCTGGCAACTCTCACATAAGATGTAGTAAACCAGACAAAAATATGATAGGGAATCCTCACGGTATAGCTAATTATTGGTTTATGTATCCTATGTTTTTTGACCCAGTATGGAAAGAAAAGAAATGCGATAATTTTGAAGAAAAATCATAATGCAAAACCTTAAAAGAGAAATAATAGCCCTTAAGCTTTACCGGAAAGAAGTACCTAAGTATTACAAAGCCCAACTAGAGATAGATATTAAGGTATTAGAGGATAAAGTAAGATTATTAACGCCGTATAAAGTATGATAATCCCCCACGCTGAACCAAAGAAACGTAAAAAAGACCCCCTAGCTAAAGAGTGTCTAGCTCTATGGGCTGAAATAGTTAAACTAAGAGCCGGGAACAAATGCGAATATCCAGGCTGTTACAAAACTACATATCTTAACGCCCACCACGTCTTTAGTAAAAGCAGAGCCTCGACTAAGTATGATTTAGAAAATGGAATTTCTTTATGCGTAGGACATCACAGCTTAAATAATGATTCAGCCCACAAAGACCCTGAATTTTTGAACAAGATACTAGGCAGACTTGACGGATACAAAGCAATCAGAACAGAAAGCTGGTTTCAAGTATTAAGGCTTAGAGCTTATACCCCACAGAAACTAGATTTAAAAATGGAACTTCTATATTTAACAAGTGAGAGGAAAAAGTATAAATAATTAAATATAAAATTATGACAAAAGAAGATTTAACAAAACAATTAGCTATTGCTGACAATAGTTTAATAAAGTCTAAAATAGTTGACGAATATATAAGAAAAGAATTAGCTAGAGCTTTCAAGTGGTTTTTGAGTGAAGGGAAATATGGCAATAATGAAACAAATGAGCCTATAACGCCAACTTGGGAACAGATTTTCACTGAAATCGGTAGATTAAAAGCCCATAAGGAGTTTTATGAAATAACAAGCGAAATGAGATTATTGGACAGGGGCTTAAGAAGTATGGCAGAAGATATTAGTGTATTAAAGGAAAATAAACAAGAATAAGCTTGACAAAACATATAGTTTAAGGTAAACTAAGTACACATACAATTATATACATTTTGGTTGTGGGGGGTAGTGTTTTCTGACCGTTAGCATTACTCCCCTTTAGCGAACTTTGAATTATATTTATATAACAATGAATAACAAGCACTTAATAACAGGCTAACACTCGTTTTTTTGTGTTTTTTATTTGGAAAATCGGTGGATAAGCTTAAAAACTATTATCAAACACAGTTTAGCATTTCTGTTACAAAAAACCGTAGGATGATTTATAGTAAGTTATAAAATTGCCCGCTCTGTTCTACCACTAACAACGGGCGACTTGAAACTTACTAGAAGTCGGAGAAAATTAATGGCGATAACGCTGTATTATAGGGAAAATATTAGTGTCCCTTTGCGGAGAGCAATCTCCAGTTTATGCACTAATGTTGACCCTATAATGTGGCAAAGGGCGTTTCATTAATGAATATCTAATAGTTCACATTTATTCCATCGACTTCTGTTGTAACTTATTTAGTTATGTTCTTGTAGGGATAGAACATAACTTTAATTACTACTTCAAGGGGATAGGGTGGATATTACCTAATCCTATTTTTTATATGGTAAAGATAATAGAAATAAACAATTTAAAGAAACCTAACGAATTATTATGTGTTTGGTGTAAAGGAGTTAAAAGATATATGGGCGAGCAAGGAGATGACCATATATACAAATGCAAATGTGGCGAAACAATACAGGGAGATGATTATTTTGTGAATAGTCTTAATAATCCTAAAACAGCTACATCATCAATAGCAAAACATAAAGGAATAAAACCAGCTACAAGCATATTAGTTTTAAACAATAACAAATATAACCAAATAATCTTTTAAATGGTGGAGATTAAACCGCAAAATCTATTCCCTTACTTACAGGAATTTCAAGCAAACTTCCCTGTTACAGACCAGACTATATTTGTATTTAAGGAAACTATTTACGCAAATGCCACGCCACCACCTGACGTTATCATTCATGAGGTAGCCCATATGGGGCAACAAAAGAAAGTTAAGCCTAAAAAATGGATAAGAAGATACCTTACAGAACCCCAATTTCGCTTAGATAATGAACTAGAGGCTTATAAAAAGCAGATAAAGTGGTTAAAAGTAAATGTAAAGGATAGAAATGAAATATTTGGAATAAGAGATGAAAGTGCTAGACATCTATCAAGTGCATTATATGGTAATCTTATAGCTTACAATGAAGCTATGGAGGAACTAAACGTATGAACAAATTTTGCTTTGCACCATTAATAAAACTTGTTAAAAAGAGAAAGTCTTTGGCTGGATATGTTTGTAAGTTGGATATGAAACAAAAAGAGAAAGATTGTCTATATAACGTATATAAAAAGTAATAGCCTAGTACCCTTTAAACACGCTAAGGGCATTGTGTGGCTTCATATTTTACTAAGATTAACTAAATAACACAGTTAAAACAACATTATGCCATTAGGCGGGAAATCAGGTGGAACAATAGGCAACAAGGGAGGCGGTAGAAAGACTATGGAAGAAGAACTAAAGATGTGGAAAGAGAGTTTGAAGAGAGCATCTATAGAAGAACTAGCCGAAAGTAAAGTCTATAACCATTTGAAAAAGAATGTGAATACTGAAACAGGTGAGGGCATAAAAGAAATAGCCTTGCCTGTTTATCTTAAAAGCAAAGCAGATAAGAAAGAGCTTAGTGGTAGAGTAGAGATTGAACAAATAACAGGAATGGAAATATCAAAAGATGAAAAATAACAAATCGGTATGATTAAACAATGCAAAATTTGCGGTAAGGATTTTGTGACTTACCCATCAAAAATAAAAGCAGGAAAGGGGAAGTATTGCAGTAAGCTTTGTTCTTTAGAGGCAACTAATAAATATTTAGTTGTTAATGGAAAGAAAAGTAGATTTAAGAAAGGGGAAACTCACGAATGGCATACACATAGGATTAAGAATGATGAAGGGTATATAGAAATATATAGTTCTAAGCATCCTTTTTGTACTTCTCGTGGGTATGTTAGAGAGCATAGATTAATTATGGAAGAAAAGGTTGGCAGATATTTGAAAAAAGAGGAAGATGTACATCATATTAACGGAATAAAAGAAGATAATAGAATTGAAAACCTGGAACTTTTAAGTCATTCGGAACACACAAGACTTAGCAATCCAGTCCTGTTTAGGTGGAACGGAGGTGTTTGCCCTTAATCCCTATGAAGATAAAATTCACGACAAAAAATGATAAACAACTCGAAGCAACGGAATACTGGTTAGACCAGGAATCTGAACAAATTCTTTATGGGGGTGCTTAGCGAAAGCTGGAGGAAAAAGCTATTTAGGTGCTGCTCTTATTTTTGGCGATGCTTTGATATATCCGGGAACGCATTACTTTGTAGCTAGGCAAGAGGGAATTGATTTAAGGAAGTTTACAATACCAACAATAAACGAGGTCTTTACAAACTGGGGATTGAAAATAGATGACTACGCCAAGTATAACGGACAAGACAGCTATTACACCTTTTATAATGGTTCTAAAGTATTCTTACTAGCTTGTAAGGAATTACCTAGCGACCCTCTGTATGAAAGGTTTGGTTCAATGCAGATGACAAGAGGGTGGATTGAGGAGGGCGGTGAGGTATCAGAACCAGCTAAGGAAGCATTATGGATTAGTATAGGCAGATGGAAGAATAAGGAATATGGATTAAAGAAGAAGATGCTTATTACTGCTAACCCTAAGAAAGGATGGATGAAAAGGGATTTTGTAGATATGGCGGTTAAAGGCTTTCTATCACTTTCTAAAAAGTATATACAAGCTTTTGCGACTGATAACCCTTACTTGACTAAAGACTATTTAAAAACATTATCAGAACAAAAGAATCAAGTAGCTAGACAACGATTATGGGAGGGCAACTGGGATTATGACGAAGACCAGAATAGCTTAATTAGCTTTGATGCTTTATCAGATGCTTTCTCCAACACTATAACCAAGGACAACCAAAAGTATATGGTTGTTGATGTGGCTAGACTAGGTAAGGATAATACAGTATTCTCTTTCTGGGATGGATTAGAACTATATAAGGTTGAGAAGTATGAGAAGATAGATACAGCCAAGACCACGCAGAAAGCTAAGGACTTTGCTAGTCAAGAGAGAATCCCATATTCAAATATAATAATTGATGCAGATGGTATAGGTGGGGCAGTAGTAGACAATATGCAAGGCGTTAATGGCTTTGTAGCAGAATCAAGCCCATTACCTACTAGAACAGAGATAAGATTGAAAGCAAGGCAGATTTTAAGCCCTTTAATACCTAAGACCAAGTATGCAAGTCTTAAATCCCAATGTGGCTTTAAACTAGCAGAAATGATTAACGAGCATAAGCTTGCTTTGAAAGTACCAGAATACAGGGAGGAGATTATAGAAGAACTGTCAGCTCTATTAAGGGATAAGGAAGTGGACGGAGAGGGCAAGAAACGATTAGTAGCTAAAGATGATGTTAAGAAAGATATTAGTAGAAGCCCTGATATAGGCGATACAATCATTTACAGGATATGGTTTGAACTTAGAAAGGAAGCTACTGACGAAACAGACGAGAATGAGCCAGTCAATCAATCATTAATAGACCAGTTTGCTAAAAACGAAGCAGAGTTTAAAAGTCAATCTAATAAATAGATATGGATTATTCAATTAGAATCAAACACATTGACGGCAAGTCAGGAATCGAAGTAACTATCTTTGGTTTTATAGATAAAGACAATGAGTTTATAGTATCTACGCATTATTACGAATGTAACCACGTTACCAAAGAGATGATTAATGAGCTTATAGTAGCAGTAAACAAGAAGCTTAAACCATTTAACAAACAATTAAAAACTATAAAATAAACTATGAAAACTATTCAACTAATCGGTGCAGTTATAGTCGGTGTATTACTAACTTGCGTTCTAGTATTTAACTTTCCTACTGATGTAGAGGAACTAGGAAGTGTTAATATCGGGAATGAATACCATTACACTCAACTTACAGGCACTATCTCCACTACTACTGTTATTAAGACAGGCTACGGTACCCTAGGAGCTGTTGTTATTACAGAAGACCAAGCCGGTGCAGTTGTATTATGGGATGCTACCAGTTCCGCCGCTGTCACAGATGGTACTTTTGCTACTAGAGTTGCAGACTTTCAAACTGCTAGTACAGAGGGAACTTACACCTTTGATGCTTACTTGACTAAAGGATTGGTATTAGTAAGTGATGATGGCTTTGTATTTGATGGAGATTGGACACTACTTTGGAGATAATTTACTTATATTAAATAAATGGCAGATGATAATTTAAGTGGTGTACCTGGTCTTGTTCGAGAAATGCAGGAAGAAGATGAGCAAGGCGGAACACTTATATCAAAATACGTTACCTACAACCAGAGGGAAACTTTGGATAGGACTGATGCTTATGTAAACAGTAAGCATATTAGCGGCGAGAAAGACAGCAAGGGGCGAGAAAAACCCTTTTTTAACATTGTTACTGCTATTAGAAACATCTGGTACAGGGCTACTGATATTGATAGAAAGAATATAAGCTTAACCTCTGATAAGTCAGCTAATGTTATTATCAGTTTTATAATGACTATTCTATTACACGACTGGATGAATAAACACGCTTTCGGTAAGTTCTTAAACAAATGGGGGCGTTCCTTAGCTACTTATGGTAGTACAGTCCTAAAGTTTGTAGAGAAAGACGGCGAACTTATACCACAAGTTATGCCTTGGAGTATGATGATTGTAGACCCTATTGACTTTGACAATAACGCTAAGATAGAAATACTATGGTTTACCCCAGCTCAATTAAGGGCTAAGAAAGAATATGACCAGGGAATGGTGGAAGACTTAATTGAAACTAGCCAAGCTAGAAAGCTTATAGGCGGTGAAGACCAAGACAGCAAGCCTGGTTATATCCAATTATTTGAATTACACGGAGATTTACCACTATCTAACATTACAGACGAGGAAGACGATGAGGACACTTATGTTCAACAAATGCACGTTATATCGTTTATTGCTAAAAAAGAGGGTAAGGGGGTAGAATTTGACGATTTTACGCTATATAGGGGTAGAGAAGCCAAAGACCCTTATATGATTACCCATTTAATTGAAGAAGATGGCAGAACTGTTAGTATTGGCTCGGTCGAATCATTGTTTGAAGCTCAATGGATGAATAACCACAGTGTCAAATCCATTAAAGACCAATTAGACTTAGCCAGTAAGCTTATCTTTCAAACGTCAGACGGCTCTTTTGTAGGTAGAAATGCTTTGAGTAGTATTGAATCAGGCGATATTATGATACATAAACCTAATATGCCTTTAACAGCAGTGCAGAATTACAGTCACGATATTGCATCCTTACAATCATACCAACAACAATGGCAGACCCAAGGCAATACTATTGCAGGTGCTAGTGAATCAATGCTAGGTGTCGCTGCTAAAAGTGGTACTGCTTGGCGACAAACCCAAGCTGAACTACAGGAATCACATAGTCTATTTGAATTAATGACTGAGAATAAAGGATTAGATATAGAAGAAATGATGCGTGAATTTATAATCCCCCACTTTAAAACTAAACTGAATAATAGTAATGAAATAGGGGCGATGCTCGACGAACACCAGATAACCAAACTAGATGCTATGTTTATCCCTAGTGAGGCAAGGAAACGAGCTAAAGGTAAAATGGTTGATGATATCCTTAGCAAAACACCCCAAGATTTAGCTAATGGTAACTTAATGTCAGCCGAAGACGGAGAGCAAATGGTAACAGATGAACAGCAAGCTATTAAGAAGTCTATGGATATGTTAGGTAATCAACGCTTTATCAAGCCTAGTGAGATTAGTTCTAAGACTTGGAAAGAAATGGTTAAGGACTTTGAATGGCAGGTAGACGTAGATGTCACAGGTGAAAACAAAGATAAAGAGGCTATTCTAACCACTCTAAACACAGTATTGCAGACTATAGGAAACACTATTAACCCCCAAACAGGCAAGAGTGCCGTATTAGAAGACCCAAATATGAGGATGATTTTCAACAAAATCCTTGAGACAACCGGGGCATTGAGTTCTGCCGAGATTAATATGGCTGATTCAGCACAACCACAAGCACCTCAAGCACCACCTCAACAAGAAGTACAACCAGTTAAATAATTAAATATAATCAAATGGTGGAGAAACCCACAAAGCAAACAATGCGATTCTCTGATAGGGAACTATCAAAGATTAAGATGACATTCGCAGAGCGTGATGAGTTACTTATTACCCTGCGTAAAATGTTCTTACAATTACTTTATACAGAACAAGAAGAAGTACAGTTGAGAGAAGCTATCACTCCTGATATGTTTCCAATATTAGACAAGAGGTTTAACCCAAAGTTGTTAGGTGATATGCCTCTAGGACAAGAGTTCGATTTTCTAACCTCCCTGAATATAGATGGACAACTACCAGAAATAGCAGTTCTGTTGATTAAAGCCCAAGAGATAGTAGTGGATTATCTTGGACAATGTATAGATTTGTTAGCTCAAGGCGAGCCAATATCAATGAGTTTAGATGATATGGCAGATAGAAATTTAAAGGGTGATGATAAGTATATCAAGTTTACAGCTAGAAAAATGATTATAGGAACTATAGAGGGTAGTTTAATTGGACTTATGGTACTAGCTGGAACTAAACAAGAAACAGAAGAACAACAAAACAAGAGATTAACTAAAGATAGTAGTCAATAAATTAAATATAATTAGGCAAATCGCCAAACATTATCGGTGAGGCAAAAGCCACAAGAAATTTTATGTCAGAAAAAAAGACAGAAGTCGAACTTCGTGATGAAATCATAGAAGAATACGGCTTTGAAGCAGATGACGAGAGAATTGATAAAATCCTCGGAATCAAAAAAGACCGCTACACAGCGACCCAAGCCAAGAAGAAGAAAGAAAAAGAGGTAGAGGATTACAAGGCGGGCAAAGACCATTATAAGAAATTAGCTGGCATTGACCCAAAAACAGGGAAACCAATCGTAAAAGAGCCAAAAGGCAACGAAACAGGCAAAGAGCCAACACTTTCTCCTAAGGACGCAGCTAGACTGCAAGAAGCTAAAATCGCAGTAGATGACTGGGATGAGGTACTAGACTATGCTAAATATAAGGGTATCGGAATCGCTGATGCTGTTAAAAGTACCATAGTACAAGCCTCTTTAGCTAAGAAAGCAGAGGAGAAAGCTACCGCTGATGCCACTAATACGGGCAAAGGTAAAAGAGCCTCTACAAAGGTTTCTGGTGCAGCACTATTACAAAAAGCTATAGATAAAGGTGAATTACCTGAATCTGATGCCGATATGGATGCTTTGTTAGAAGCTAGACTAGCGGACAAACAAGCTTAAACAGGTGGAGATTTAAGTGGACTAATTAAAAAATAATTTGTTCTTTTATGAATGTGGTGTCGGTGGTACACGCATAAAAGTCCACTAAACAGATAAATACTATATCCACATATAGTTACAGACGCAAGTACAGACTTGCTTCTTTTGCAAAACTATTACGAAAAGCTTTGGTTGCCGAAGCTGTTTGTAAAGTAGACCGAGGTGATTCAAAATACATTGATTCTCCTTATGGTTCTCAACCTACCACAGTAGTACAGACTATTGCTGGTACTTACTCAACCGCTACTTACACTCTTTCAGATGACCTTTTGACTGTTACTGATGAGTTTGTAGTAGCTGAACACGTTTACGATTGGGAAGACGCACTTACCACTTTTGACGTATTCGCTAACCGAATTGACGAACAAAATAATTCTGTTAAAACTGCTATTGATAAATGGGTTTTGAACGAACTTTGTGAGGGTGGTACTGGTACTTATTCAACCCCGTCAGGTGGTTTTACAACTGCTGCTAATATCATTCCTATTTTCACTAACTTACTATCTAAGGTAGCAGGTTACGCTGATGGTATGAAAGGTACTTACTTAGTAGTTGAGAACACTGACTTACCGGGTATTTTAACCGCTCAAGCTGGAAATGGTTTTTCAATGGCTGACAGTGCCTTGAAGAATGGTCTTATTACCAATTATATGACTGTTGATGTCTACGTTATCAGAACTGCTACTTTTGTAGATGCCACGACTACTGGTCCATCAGGTACTAAAACTTGGACTAACGACGGACACAGGGTATTTGGTGTTAAAGGAGTTTCAACTTATGCCGCTCCCCGTGGTGTAAAGTATGAAGAAAAAGGCGTAACTGGAAAGACCGGTATGGAAGTTGTTACTTTTGGATACGTTGGATTCAAACAATGGACACCTACCGCAACTTTGACTGTTGATATAACTCTTACAGCTTAATTAATTTTAGGAGGGGGAATCGGGGCAGTTGTGGGAGTTCTTCACCGATTGTCTCGCACAGCTGTCCCTATCCCCCCTCCTAACTTAAAAATAACTATGAGTAAAGAAAAAACTATCAAAGCAGCCGCCAAGGAAGTGTTAGGTAAAGATGTCAAAAAGATTGAACGCACTCCAGGCGAGATTGCCGAGATTAACAAGATAGTCGATAAAAAGCGAGAAGAGGGAAATAAGGTTGTTGATATTAAAAAAGATGAAAAAGACCCTACTAAAAACCCTTATTTTGTAGCTCCATTGACTAAAGACAGGATGAAAGAGATTATCGCTGATTACAAAAAGCGAAACCCTGTTAAATATGAGGCTAAAAAAGAAGCTTTAGAAGCTAAACTTAAATCACTAAAATAAACTTTATGAAGAAATACGCATTTTATGCGGTAATTGTCTTAGTAAGTGTGGTGGCTGTTGGCTTTGCTGTAAATGCTTTTGTTGGTACAGAAGCACCTAAAGTAGTTGTCGAGGGCGATTATATTGAGGCTCAAGATAGCGAAAGTATTGGTGCTATTGCTGGTCCCGACCATTACGGAGATTTCCGAGTACACGGGAGATTTCTACAGGGTGGTGGTGTCAATACAGAAACAGTTTCTGCCACTGCTACAACTAATGTTCTTTTGACTACTGCCGATATTCGGGATTATAGTCAAAGTGATGTTACTCCAAATTGGTCTGCTATTACTTTAACTCTACCTGCCACCTCAACAATTACTGGTTTTATCCAGTACACAGGTGAATGTGTAGATTATTTAGTACGCAATTTGGCTACAGAAGCCGCTAGTACCACAACTATTACGGCTGGTACAGGTATGGACTTAGTAGAAGCTGGTGACGGAAGCGTAACAAATGTTGTTATTGCAGGCGGTAACGGAGCTAGTTTGAAGTTTTGTCGTGAATCAGACACTGACATTACTGTTTACGTTACAGAGTTTTCACCCGCAGATTAATTACTGATATGCTAGGTATAAAAAAGTTGTACCTAGTAATTATAAATTAAACTAAAAGATATGGTCTATAATGACGAAGCCAATGACCTTGATTGTGTATCAGAAGTGCTATTAATTTGTAGAACTACAATAGCCCAATACACGATTAAACAGATTACAAGACGTTTTAATTCTGCTTTGGATAAATACTTCACTTTAGCGTTTGAAAGCGATGGCAGGGCTAATTTTGACGATATAAACGAAACTAGCCCACCTATAGACACCCAAGATATAGCAAGTGGCACTAATCGCTATAAATTAAGTGCTTTTACTGAAACTATTTTAAACTTACTTAAACTGGAACTACTAGACGGAGATGCTGACATAGTACCTTTATTAGTAGATACTTTTGACGAATTAAAGGACAGAGGAGAAACCTTTGATGATATTTATGTTAATTGCGATTCAGGAACACCGACCAAATATATTGTGTACGGTGATTTTATTTACCTAAATGCCAAACCTGATTGGAGCGAGGTTAAAGGATTACTAGCTTACTTTGATAGACCCGCCGTTTATATGACAATAACAGACACTACTAAAGTTCCGGGTGTACCTGTAGTCCACCATACAGCCCTATGCAGAATGACTGCTTTACCTTTTATGATAGAAAATAATATGAAAAGTGCAGGGGCTATAGCTCAATTAGTAGCCAAAGACGAAGAAGATATTAAGATGTTTTTTGCTAGACGAAACAAAGACCAAAAACAACAATTAACTCCTTTAGTTGAAAATTGCAGATGAAAATAGTAATAGATAAATTTTATAAAGGGATTTCCCCTAGTGCTATAACAGGCTTCCAAGAGATTAGAGGGCTTAATATTCTTGATAAGCCCGGGGCTTGTTATCCTAACCCTGCTATGGTTAATGACACTGATGCTGTTATAGCTGATATTATTGAGGGTACTGCAAAAGACGGTACTATTATTTATGCTTATTCTAATAATGATGAAAACGATGTATACAAGCGTGCCAGTGGCGGTACTTGGTCTTTATTGACTGGTTATGCCGATTCTAAAATAGTAGCTATAGCAACGTGGAAAGGGGCTGTAATAGTTTTACATTCTGACTTTGATTTTGATGCTAGTGTCAATGACGGAGTTGATTGGACACAAGATTTCGATACCAACATAGGTAGTGTTTCTAATGCATCAGCACCTATAATTATAGACGAAGTTTTATATTGGGGTATTGATAATAAAATCTACGCTATGTCAGAAGTAGCAGACAAAACCTTTGACCCTACAGATAACACTACTTGGGAGTTTGCTCTAGGTCTTACTTTGCCTGATGATTTGATAGTAACAACTTTAGCAGAACTTAATGGCAATTTGTTAATAGGTACTAAACCCTATACATCAGAAGACCAAGCTAGTTGTTTTTTATTCTTATGGGATACTGTTAGTGCAGACCCGACTGAAAAGATATTTGTAGAAGAAAGAAGTATTAATTATTTAGTATCAACTAATAACCTTGCTTACTTTCAAGCAGGTGATGAGGGCGAATGGTATGTTACTAATGGAACTACTGTCAATTTTATAAATAAATTACCACTAGAATATATAAACGGAAAATCTGCTGATGTTGGTTATCCTAGTGCTTGTGCTATATGGCGTAACAAAATATTCTTTGCATTTTTAGATAATAGTGCCAGAGATAAATTAGGTATATATAGCCTAGATATTCGCACAGGTGTTATAAATTATGAACACGTTATTTCCACAGGTAATGTAGGTTTAACCGAGGGAGTTATAATCGGAACTATCACCAACACAGCTACAGAACTTGTTATTACTTGGTCAGAAACAAAAGTCACACCTACTTTTGGAGCTGATGCTATATCTTTAGGCGATGCAGGCTATACAGGCGACAAGTCTTTTCTAGTTAGTAGGTTATACCCTATATCAGATAATTTGAGCATTGATGCTAGTGCTAGATTTAACGTGCATCTTACCAAACCCCTAGCGACAGGCGATAGTGTTAAGGTTTATTACAGAGAAAAGGCTATATCAGATGTAACAGTAGCGACTGGTGGTTGGACACAGATTACAGAACTAACTATGGCTACAGTAGGCGACCAAAACTTGAGTGTATCGGTTACTTTGCCTCAATTAAACAGTATTCAATTCTTAATATTTTTAAATGACGAAGCTGAATTATTTTATTTTGATATGGTTGTATGATATTTGAAACATTAGAAAACTTATGGCGACAGTTTAAAGACCATACCCACAATGGCTTAGATTCTAAGTCAGTCGGTGGAAGTTCTATAACTGACAGAGGTACAACAGCAGATTATGACTTTGACCAAACAGATTTGACTTTAGATTTTACAGCTAGGGAGATTGATTTATCTGCTATAGTACCTGGTGGAACTACCTTTGTTTTATTAGGTGTAAGATATAAAGGTGGTACTGTAGAAGATTATTTGAAGTTTATGAGTTCTGCTTATGATTCTACTAATGCCAGACGAATATATGTTATGGTAGCTGCTTCTTATGATTGGGATGATGTTTGGATTCCTGTTACTTCTGGTAAAATAGGATATAAAATACCTAATACAGTTACTAATGTTCAGTTAGTAGTTAGAGCTTATATATAAATTAAATAAAATATGGCAAAATTCAAAACAGAAAGTGGAGAAATACTAGACACTTCTAAATATACAAACTTGCAAGGACAAGACGCTATCAACTGGGCTGAAAGTCAAGACCTTTTTAGTGGTGCAACTTTACAAAACGACATTAACGCAGGTATCGCACCATCTGATTCTAGCAATTGGAGTATTAATGCTGACGAGATAGCTCAAGATGTTAATTTACCAGACTTAGAGGGTTCTGCTCTTAAATTGGGTGAAGTTGGGCAAGGTGCAGATGCTGTTGTGGCTAGTGCAAAAGCTACTTCCGATGCACTTATAGTTGATAATGCACAGGCTGATGTAGACGAAACTAAAGAGGAAAGAGATGTCGTAAGAGGCTCTATTGAAGAAGCTTTAGAACAGTTAGGTGAAAGAGGTAGTGACCAAGCTCAAGCAGAAATAGATGCAGGGCTTCCCGGACTAAGTCAAGACTTAGCAGATATTAATGCCGATATATTGTCTAGAAATGCAGAGTATGAACAATTGATACAAAGTGCAGAGGGGCAAGGAACTGGTATGACAATCCGTAAAGTTCTAGGACAGCAAGGACAAATAAGAAAGATGAAAGCCAGTGAGATAGGACTATTGCAGGCTAGAGCTTTAGGCTTACAAGGACAAATCCAAGCATCACAAAACGCTGTTAATCGTGCCATAGACCTTAAATATTCTACTATTGAAGCTAGTTTAGACTTATATCAGTTCCAGTTAGATTCTATTGGAGAAGACTTGAGTGAAGAACAGCGAGTATTATGGGATGCACAAAACAGAATGTTAGAAGAAGAACGAACCAGAGTAGCCGAAGAAAAAGCTAGTGATACTCAAAAGGAAAATATCGCTTTACAGATAATTCAAAATGGTGGTGATAGTGCTTTAGCAAATCAAATCAGTAACGCCCCCACATTACAAGATGCTTTATTAATAGCAGGTGAACTAGCAAATAGTGAGGGCTGGGAATATGTAAACACCCCTGCTTTAAGAGATGAATTAATTGCTAAAGGATATGAAATGGCACAAGCAGGCGG